GAAATGGATGGTGTTACTATGCTTGAAATACCATATACACTTGTTCCAAGTTCAGCAAATGACGAGCTATCGATCGTCTACACTTAACTTTTTATGAATTAAGAGCTAGAGTGTAGAAGTATATTTATTTCTACACTTTATGGCTTTTGTAAGAAAAAAGAACAAAACATTTAAATGGCCTGTTGTTGTTCGAGAACCTAGTGAAACTGATGCTGGTGTTTACGAGGAAAATGAGTTTACTGCTATTTTTAAAAGATTGAAAGTAAGCGAGTATCAAAACGCAGCAGAAAGCAAAACAGAATTTGAAATGCTTAAGATGATGTTAGTTGGTTGGGAAAACATGAAAGAAGAGAATGGTGAGGATATACCTTTTAACAACCAAAATTTAAAAGATATGATGGAGGACGCATATTGGTTGAGAGCAGTTTCAAATTCTTATACAAAATCTTTAATGGATGATAAAGTAAAAAACTAAAAGAGGCAGTTCTTTATTGGTTGGGGTCTGGTAAAGAAGTGATTGATGAAACAAAACAAGATGCAAAAGCATTCGGTCTAGAACTGCCGACAGAAAAAGAAGAGGAAAAAGAAGAAAATTTTGAGGTATTACCTGATAATTGGGATGCAGTTATGATCTTTTGTAATATGCAGACACAATGGAGTACTTCTTTTGGAGGTTTTGTAGGATTAAGATATGAGGTTCTTTTAATGCAAGGTGGTATGTTTGACCTTTACAATATTATAGATAGGCGTAAAATTTTAGAAGAGCTACAAATTATGGAAGCTACCGCTTTGAAAGAGTTAAACAAGGAAAAGAAATAATATGGCTTCTTCTACATCAAGAATTAATATTGAGTTTCTATCAAAAGGTGATAGTGAAGTTAACAAAGCTTTTAAAAGACTTGGCGGAGAGACAAGACGTTTAAATAGAGATTTTCAAACTTTATCTAAAAAATCTATAGCCGAGGTAAAAAGAGAGTTTCAAAGATTAGGACATGGTTCTAGAACTAGTATCAATGCAATGCAAGCGCAGAGAAATGCTCTGAATGGTTTGCGTAATATGGCTGATGTTACTAGTATTGAATTTAAGCAATTGACTGCTGATATTGCGAGATTAGATGTTCAGCTAAAAAAAGCTGGAACTGGAGCTACAGGATTTAAAGGTAGATTAGGTGGTATTGCAAAAGGTGTTGGAGCGGTTGCTTCTGGAGGTATTTTTGGTGGTGCTGAAGGCGCAATTGGTGCTGGTATTGGTTTAGCCGCTGGTGGCGCACCTGGTGCAATTATTGGTGCTGCTGTTGGCGCACAAGTAGGAATGGTTAGACAGCAGTTTGGTGAAATTGCAGAATTTTCAGCACAATTAGAGTTGCAAAGAAAAGCTTTGAGGCTAGTAATTAATGATACTAATAAATATGCTAAATCTCAAGAATTCTTATTGAGAACTTCTAGAAAATTAGCAATACCACAAAGTGTAATAACAAGACAATTTACTTCTTTAACAGCATCTGTTGTAGGTGCTGGTATGTCGGTAGATGATGCTGAAAAAGCATTTGTTGCAATTGCTTCTGGTATAAGAGGTACTGGTGGATCATTAGAAGATATGAAATCAGCAATGCGAGCGGTTAGTCAGGTGTTCTCAAAAGGGAAGGTGTCAGCCGAAGAATTGAGACAACAACTTGGTGAAAGGCTACCTGGTGCTTTTACTTTGTTCGCTGATTCAATGGATATGACACCAGCAATGTTAGACAAAGCGTTAGAGCAAGGAAAAGTAACGCTAGAAGATTTCATGGGTTTTGCAGAACTCTTATTTAATAAATATGGAGATAACGCAGAACTTCTTGCATCTAGTCCAGAAGCTGCTGGTGATAGGTTAAGAACATCACTTGAAGAGCTTAATGATGATTTAGGTTCACTTCTAAGACCAATAGGAATGCAGTTTCAAACTTTGGCAGATGACATAGTCAAACAGTTTGGAAGAATAGTAAAAGGAATAAGACAAATGGTAGATGGTATTGCAAAAGAAAGAAAATTAATAGATATGTTGTCACTTTCTAAAAATGAAAGACAAAAACTAAACACAGAGGCAAAAAATAGAGCAGTAAAAGAAATTGGAGAGACAGTATTTACAAAAGAAGCTGCGGACAAATTAGCTGCTCAATTAGACAAAACTATTGCTCCAGATATTATAGGTATAAGAGAAAGAAAAAAATCTTTTTACTATCAAAGTGTAGGTAAAACTTTTGAAGAGTTAAATAGTTTTACATTTGATATGTTTTATAACTATGAAATAGCTTTTGATAAAAACTTATCAGATGTAACAAAAAATATTAGAAGAAAAATGTTGGAAGAAATGTTTTCTTTAACTCAAGATACTTCTTTTTCTGCTTATAGAGGAGGTTTAAATAATAATAAAGGAGGAGAAGGTAGTGGAGAAGGTAGTGGTGATGACAAAAAAAATCAAGAGCTTAATAATATAAAAGAAGGAGCGCAAGCATATTTTGACACTATTAAAGAATTTGGAAAACAAACTCAAGATGCTGTTGCTAATGCCTTTAAAGGCATGGAGGATGCTTTAGTTAATTTTGTAATGACAGGTAAATTAAATTTTAGAGATCTTGCAAGATCTATAATTGCTGATTTAACAAGAATTATGGTTCGTGCAGCATTGTTAAACACACTAAGTGGAATTCCATTTTTTAGTAAGGTTATAGGAAGCGAAAAAGGTAATGTTTTTGCTAAAAATAAAATTGTTCCATATAAATATGGAGGTGTTGTTGATAAACCAACCTTATTTCCAATGGCAAATGGTATGGGCTTAATGTCGGAAGCAGGTGCAGAAGCTATTATGCCTCTGAAACGTGGTAGAGATGGAAAACTTGGAGTACAAGCTAGTGGTGGAATAGGTAATATAGTTGTAAACGTCAACGCATCTGGTTCTGCTGTTCAAGGCAATTCCTCTCAATCGGCACAGCTTGGAAAGATGTTAGGGGCTGTTGTACAGGCAGAACTTATTAAACAAAAACGACCAGGAGGATTACTAAGCTAATGGCTGAAACATTCCCATCAATAGAACCTGTTTATGGTGTAACAAAAGACATAAAGCCTTTTGTAACAAGAGCTAGATTTCAAGATGGCTATGAGCAAGTTATAAAATTTGGATTAAATATTAATCCAAAAATTTATAATCTTACTTTTGAAAATATTACAGAAGCGCAAAGCGATACAATAGAGACTTTTCTTGATGCTCGTATTGCTGATGGAGATTATTTTAACTGGCAAGCACCTGATGAGGCATCAACTTCTAAATATCGTGCGCTTGAAAGACAAAAAACAATACCTTTCCCAGGTCTAGCAACTATAACAGTTACATTTAACGAGGTGTTTGAACCCTAATGGCAATACCTGTAGCTGAACTACAAAAACCTAATCCAAGTAATATTGTTGAGCTTTTTCAGCTTGAGTTAAATACAACAATGCACAGTATTTCTCAAACATATTACTTTCATAATGGAACTAGTGAAAATGAAAATAGCAATATAGTTTTTAATAATATTCAATACACAAGGATGCCTATAGAAGCAGAAGGCTTTGAATATAATGGTAAACAAACACCAAGACCTACATTAAAAATATCTAATGTTTTAGGGACAATAACAACTATATTACTTACTCTTCCTCAAGGATTAGAGGGTGCAAAAGTAACACGAATTAGAACACTAGAAAGATACATAGATCATATTAACTTTGATATTGGAGATATTTTATTAGAAGATGGAAGTGAGTTACTACAGGAAAATGATAGTCTTGTAAGTCAGGAATCTGGTAATAATCCTCACGGAACTCCTGATCCTACTGCTACTTTTGATGAACAAATATTTTTAATAGATCGTAAAGAAGCAGAAAATAGAGCAGAAGTTGTATTTGAGCTAGCAGCAAGTTCTGATGTTCATGGAGTAAGACTGCCAAAACGTCAGGTCTTACCTGCTGATTTCCCTGGTATTGGTACGTTTTTTGGATGATGTGGCAAGATCAAGCACTTGAACACGCAGTAAAAGAAAACCCAAGAGAGTCATGTGGTTTATTAATTATTAAAAAAGGAAAAGAAGTTTATTTTCCTTGTAAAAATTTGGCTGCTAAACCTACAGATCAATTTATTTTAGATGCTGATGATTGGGTAGAAGCAGAAGACCAAGGAGAAGTTGTAGCTGTAGTTCATAGTCATCCAGTTACAAGTCCACAACCTAGTGATGCAGATAGAGTTGCTTGTGAAAAATCAAATTTAAAATGGTGGATTGTTCAACCTAATCTAAAACAATGGGGTTATTGTGAGCCTTGTGGATATAAAGCACCATTAATTGGAAGGCAATGGGTGTGGGGAGTAAATGATTGTTGGTCTTTAGTTCGTGATTTCTACAAAGAAGATTTAGGAATAGAATTAAGGGATTGGGTACGACCAAACGACCCTGATGAATTTATCAAAAATCCTATGTTTAATCAATGTTATGAAGACACAGGTTTTAGAGAATTATTGCCAACAGAAGATTTAAGATATGGAGATTTATTATTAATGTCTATAAGTAGTAGCGGATTAAATCATATTGGTGTTTACTTAGGACAGCAGACTCTCTTACATCATTTGCAAAATAGATTATCAAGTCGTGATTTATTAGATGAATGGCTGCTAAAATGCACAGGTAAAAGGATTCGTTATGCTGCGTAAAATTAAGCTATACGGAGAACTCGCTAAGTTTCTTGGTGAGAAAACTTTAGAAGCAGAAGTAAATAATGCTGCACAGGCAATAAGATTTTTAGTCGTTAATTTTCCTAAGTTAGAAAAACATATGGCTGATAGGTCTTACAGAGTATTAGTTGATAAATGGGAACTTGACCAAAAGGAACTACATTATCCAAGCGGGGCAAGTGATATAAAAATAGTACCTGTTGTTGGAGGTGCAGGGGGAAATTTTGGTCGAGTACTTTTAGGTGCTGCATTAATAGGGGCAAGTTTTATGTTTCCTGGTGCTGGTATGTTTGGAACTACAAGTTTTTTTGGTAAAGAGGCTGTAGTTGGTGGCTTTCTAACAAAGGTAGGAACAATAACTTCTGTAATTGGTGCATCTTTAGTACTGAATGGGATTGCAACTATGCTTGCACCTGTAGAAACAATTCCAGAAGAAAATCAAGATCCAAGAAGATCTTTTAATTTTAGCGGCATACAAAATACAACAAAAGCCGGTGTTGCTGTTCCTGTGATATATGGTCGCACGATGACTGGATCTGTAGTGGTGTCAGCTAATATCACAAACGAGCAGGTGGAAGTATGAGTAAAATAATTGGATCTGGCGGTGGTGGTGGCAAAGGAGGAGGTGGTGGTGGTGGCACACCTACCGAGGCGAAAGATAATTTAGATTCAAAAAGCTTCGCAAGAGTTTTAGATCTTATAGGTGAAGGTGAGATAGAAGGACTTGATGATGGTGCTAAATCTATTTTCTTGAATAACACACCATTACAAGCTGCTGATGGTAGTTTTAATTTTAAAGATGTTACTTTTGAAGCAAGAACAGGAACTTCTAATCAAACAACAATTCCTATAACAAGAGATGTTGCTACTACTAAATCAACAGGTTTTTCTACTGTTCCTCAAGCATCACCAAAAGTAATACAAATTACAGATTCAAATGTTGATGCAGTTTCTGTACAAATAACAGTACCACAATTACAAAGATTTAGTGATAAAGGAGATATTTTTGGTACAGAGATACAATTAGAAATTGCTGTTCAATATAGTGGTGGTTCATATCAGAATGTTGTGTCTGGAAATCAAGGGAAGATCACAGGCCGAACTCCTGATGTTTATTTGCGTGATTATTTAATTAATTTAGATGGTGCTTTTCCTGTAAATATTAAAGTAACAAGAATTACAGCAGATAGCACATCTTCAAAATTAGTAAACGCTTTTCAATTTAATACTTATGTAGAAATAAAATATGATCAAAGAACATATCCTAATTCAGCACTTATAGGTTTAAAAGTAGATGCTGAACAATTTTCTTCTATACCTTCAAGAAAATATTTAGTAAAAGGTATAAAAGTAAAAATTCCACATAATGCAACAGTAAGAGCCGATGGTAGTTTGTCTTATTCTGGAACATTTAATGGTACTTTAGGCGCTGCTCAATACACAAACGACCCTGCTTGGTGCTTATACGATCTTTTAACGTCTGAAAGATATGGTTTAGGTTCTCATTTACAAGAATCTGCTTTAGATAAATTTAGTTTCTATCAAGCTTCTGTATATTCTTCTGAACTTATAGATGATGGAACTGGAACAGGTAATACAGAACCAAGATTTAGTTGCAATGTAGCGATTCATAACCAACAAGAAGCTTATAACGTCATTAACCAAATGTGTTCTGTATTTAGGTCGATGCCTTTTTGGAGCGCAGGTGCTTTTACAATCACACAAGATTCACCAAAAGATTCAAGCTATTTATTTACTCTTGCAAACGTATTAGAACCTGGTTTTAGTTATTCAGATGTTAGTCAGAAACAAAGACCTACTGTTGTTATTGCTAAATATTTAGATTTAGAACTAAGAGATATAAATTATGTAGAGCAAATAGATACTGCAAACCAAGCTAGATACGGTTCTGTTGTTAAAAACATTGATGCTTTTGCTTGTACAAGTCGTGGACAAGCTTCACGTTTAGCAAAATGGATGCTTTATATGAGTAATGTAGAGCGTGAAGTTGTGACATTTAGTTGCGCTATTGATGCAGGTGTTTTAGTCAGGCCAGGTCAAATTATCGAGATCGCAGATCCATTAAAATCAGGAGAAAGGAGAGGAGGTCGTATTAAAACTGCTACTACGACAGCTATTACTCCAGATGATTCTACTGGTTTGGTATATCAAATAGGTTCTACTTTGTCTGCTATTTTGCCTGATGGCACATTAGAAACCAAAACTGTAAGTGGAATTGATGTAAATGGTGTTATTAATGTAGCTGGAGATGCTTTTAGTGTTGCTCCTAATGCGAATAGCATTTGGGTTTATCAAACAACAAATATTCTCACAAGTACTTGGAGAGTTTTATCAATAGAAGAAAAGGATAGAGCTTTCTATACTGTGACAGCAAGTGAGTATAACTCAGGTAAATATAATCATATTGAAAGCGGCATAACTTTACCAACAAGAGATATTACTGATTTAGATATACCTCCAGCATCTCCATCAGGTGTTACAGCAGAAGAAGTTATTTATGAAGACACAGGAATTGCTAGGGTAAAAATAATTGTTAGTTGGACAACATCTACTGATAACGCATACGTTAGATGGAGATTGGAAAATGGTAACTATACATCAAGAACTGTAGAAGGAAGTAAAAGTTATGAAATATTAGATACTGTTGCTGGTAATTATCAGATTGAGGTTTATAGCGTAAGTGCATCAGGACTTAGATCAACATTACCTACACAACCACAAGAACCATTTTTTATTGCAGTAGGTAAGACTGCATTACCAGCTAATGTCAGTGGTGTAAGTTTACTTCCAATAGATCAATCAAGTGCAATATTAAGCTGGAATCGTGCTACAGAACTTGATGTTTTATTAGGTGGTAAGACTCTTATCAGACATTCTTCGTTAACAACTGGTGCTCAATGGAAAGATGCACAAGAAATCGTGGTTGCTGCTGCTGGAAACCAAACTCAAAAGATTGTTCCATTATTAGAAGGAACTTATTTAATTAAGTTTGAGGATGATGGAGGAAGGCAATCTCCTGCTCCTGGATCACAAGATTCTGACTGGAACAATACAAGAGTTACAACTAACTTACCAGCACCACAGGAGAGGCTTGTAGTAGGAAGTGTTGATGAACATACAGCTAATTTTACAGGTTCAAAAACTAATACAGTATATGATTCAACTTTAGATGCTTTAACATTAACGGTTACTAATAATGCTTCGGTATCCTCTGGACAATATGAATTTACTAATTCTGTAGATTTAACTCAGGTTTATGATGTTAATTTAAGAAAAATATTAAAAGCAAGTAACTTTATATTAAATAGTTTATGGGATGACAGAACAGATTTAATTGATACTTGGGGATATATTGATGCTGTTGGTGGACTAACAGAAGCTACAGCTTGTAATGCTGCTGTTTACGTTAGAGCAACTAATGACAATCCTTCTGGTTCTCCTACTTGGAGTGCTTATAAAGAATTTAGTAATGTGTTAATTACTGGCAGGGCTTTTGAATTTAAGGCATTATTAACAAGTAATGACACAAACCAAAACATAGCTGTAACTCAATTAGGAGCTACACTAGAATTACAAGGAAGGACAGAAAGTATCTCAACTCCAGTTACTACTGGATCTCAACAATACACTGTATCTTTTACAAATCCATTTAAACAGACACCACAAGTAGTAGTGACTCCAACAAATCAACAATCGGGTGATTTCTTTGAACTTGCTAATATAAGTAGAACAGGTTTTCAAGTCACATTTAAAAATGGAAGTTCCGCAGTTGCTAGATCCTTTGTCTGGGCGGCATCAGGTTTTGGTAAGGAGGTTACATAAATGAGCAACACACATGATTACGATATAGGAAATGCCGTAGGGGCGACTTTTAGAGCAGACTTAAATACTTGTTTGAGTGAAATACAGGCTACAAATAGAGGTGCAAACGAACCAACAACAAAGGTTAATGGAAAGTTATGGGTAAATAGTTCAAATAATACATTAAATATCTACGATGGAACGAATTTTATAACTCTTGGAAAAGTAGATACTGCTGAGATGGGTCATGCAACAACAGCAAGTCCTAGCTTTACAGGAACAGTAACTTCTGCTGGTGATATTGTTATGTCTGGTACTGGAAAGATTAAAGTTCCGACAGGTACAACAGCACAAAGACCATCAGGTGTTACTGGTGATTTTAGATTTAATACAACTCTTACACAATTTGAAGGATATGATGGTTCATCTTGGGCAAAGGTTGGTGGTGTACCAGCAGGAACAGTTATAGCTTATGCGTCATCTACTGTACCAACTGGATTTTTAGAATGTAATGGAGCTAATGTTTCTCGTTCTACTTTTGCTCAGTTGTATAGTGCGATAGGAATCACATGGGGTAGTGGAGATGGATCTTCTACTTTTGGCTTACCTGATTTACGAGGTGAATTTATTAGAGGTTGGGATAATAGTAGAGGAGTAGATGGAAGTAGAAGTTTCGCAACAACACAAAGCAGTCAAAACCAACAACATAATCACAGCATAAGTGATCCTAGTCATTCACATAATATGAGAGGACTCGCATTAAGTGGAGGTTCTGGTTCAGTTGCGATTACACTTGGTTCTGGTCAGTCTTATCAAATAGGTTATTCAGATAGTATTTCATCTAGAACTTCTGGTACTGCAAGTACAGGAATATCAATTAACAATCAGGGGGGTTCTGAATCAAGGCCAAGAAACGTATCATTAATGTATATTATTAAGTTCTAATTATGACAAATCGCAAAATATCAGAATTTACAGCTTTAACTGCACCTGCAAGTACTGATACGATTCCAATAATTGACCAAAGTTCAAGTGGTACTGATAAAAATAAAAAGATAACTTATGCAGATTTATTAAGCAAAGCACCTGATGGGAGTGCTTCTGCTCCATCTTTTAGTTTTAGCTCTGATACAAATACAGGAATTAGCGGTG